ATATCACGTGACGTATGGTCACGCACTGTGACGTAATATGATGTCATCATAAAAAGGCGCTCCGCGCGACTTCGTCGCTCGGAGCGCATGGCGGCGGCGGCCGGCACCCCGGGCGGCGAACCCGCCCAGGCGGCGGCCAGGCACCAGGCAGCTACTGCGGCGGGCTAGGGCCCCTGCCGGCCTCGCGGCGGCAAGCACCGCGGCGGCGGCAGCAATAAGAACGGGTAATACTAGCCGTTCTTATTAGCGGCAGACGGGCACGCGGTTAGGGCTTTGGCCACGGTTAGGGCGGGGTAATGGTTTTTTACAAATGGCGGCGGCCGGCGCCTACCGGACGGCGGTCCCTGGTGGCCTCGGCGGCGGCGCCCTGGCATTCGTTTTTTCACATAAATTTTGCCACTATGTTTACAGTTGACCTACCCTAACTCTAACCCCACCCCTAACCCTAGCTCTAACCCTAACCCTAACCCTAACCCTAGGGTTATAACCCTAACCCTAATAAATGCTTGAAATTGCGACCCTGGCCCTAACCCTAATTGTTTGTTTGTTTGAACACTGTGAATAACCCTAAAGACACTGTTAGGAATCACCCTAACCTGTTGTTAGGGAATACCCTAACGTTTTCGGTTAGGGTTCCACCCTAATTCATGCAAGCTCGTCACTTGTTTCTACCCAGACTCCAGGACGGGTACTTTCCAGGGGATCTACGATCCCCCACGTACCGTCCTTCCATCTGGGTAGAAACAAGCTCCTCAATCCGATCACATTGTAATTTTGTCACTTTGTTTATTATAAATCATCAAAGAATACATAGCCTCCGATATTTCCAAACAGAGTGGAACCTGATAGACTGTTCCAAGATTGATTAGAAAATTGTAATCCATTATCAGTGTACATCACAAATATAAGATGTGAATCAGGTGCATCTGTTGCATTGTTATATGTAACAACGCTTAGCTCTTCTGGGATATATATAGTTTCTTCCCATAGGGCAACGTGTGGCTGCGTACCGTCGCCACCCTCAGGTTGTACATAGATAGTTTTATCCGCCAGAACATAGTGATTTGATGACAGCGCATCGTACATACCATTGTTCGCAAGATTGTCCCCAATATTGTTACTGTTATTACTAGTAAAAAGAGCAAATGTGCCTGTCGAAATCCCTGTGCTGGGATCTAAAGCGCCGTAAAATCTAGTCAGAAGCATGCGCACAGTTCCTGAGCTCTTACGAGTAGTTTCCTCGTTTACTCTGATCATAGCACGGACGTACACAGCTTTAAGGCGAACAGAAACGGCAACGCGCTGGTTGTATCCAGTACCGCGGGTAATCAATGCATGAAGACGATGAACAAGAACGTCTTCAGGATTATTGTCATTAGTGAAAAGACCACCCCATTGCACATATTTACCGAGATGATATTTACCAAAATCAACGTCCTGCATCAGAATCCACGGATTAAGAATCCGAGCAAGTCCGCGCCGAAGCTTCTTATAGACCGAAACAATAGTTTCTTTTGACACAAGCCTACGGTTGTTCATTTTATAAACAAAATAACACAAAAAACAAAACAAGAAATTATTTAGAAAGAAGTTCTTAGAAGTTCATACATCGCGATATCTAACGCGAAATGTAGAAAATGTAAGAGGTTGCGCAGTAGCCCAAATACTCACGGGACTATCCCATACAAAAATAACAAAGAGTCCGCCGGTAACTATGTCTGCGACAGATCCGGCGACACCAGCATTGTAAGTAGTTTTCTGATAGGCCTTAGGTATTTTTATGTATCCAGTAAAAAGTATAGAAGAAGGTACAGCAGAAAGATTAAGATCTTGAGAAGAGATCCGCCATCGGTGCTCTTTCAGAACCCTGAACCTGTCACGATTCGAAAGATTGAGAAGACTATCCACTGCAGCAGCATCAAGTACATCAGTAGTAGCAGGTAGGGCACCATTAGTCTGTCCGTCGTACACAATTAGCATACGACAATTAGCGGGTACTTTACCAGTGCTGACAGTGGTAGCACCCGACGCCATATGAACACGGTAAGCAATAGATTTCATTTCCACAGTACGACCAATACGCTGACTAGCAGAGGAACCAGGGGCAAGAGCATTAAGCACTGCACGGACACTGGCTGTGCCGTTGGCGAAAGATCCGATTGGTGCAGAATCCACAAACTTAAGTTCAGCGGTTCCAACACGTCCTCTACGTCCGACGACGAAGCCTCCAGTCCGCAGACCGACTCCGAGTCGTTTCATACGTTTAACAACGTTAGAAGAAGAGCTCTTACGAGATCGTTTTGAACGTTTAATCCTCATTTATTTTCTGTTTGAATGTAGGAAAAACAAGAATTTGTTTTAGATGTTCGTCGAACTTCGTCCAACCATCTTGTCCAGGACCATAATCGAAGTGCTTGTATTCATAATCCCCGTTGGGAAAATTCATCTGTACTTTCTCGAATATAATCCAATGCGTCACACGACGCTTCATTGCCAAATGAGCACTCGGATCGAACTCCCACTTGTACCAATGAACTGGGTCACGGTTAGTAGTAAAAATCACAATTGGAGAATTAAAGAGGATATGACCCCCTTTAATCTCCGGCTGGTACTTGTATCTATCGCATAACAGTTTCCAGTCAGTCCACGCCAAAGATCCAGCATAGTCGTCGAATACGACCACCTTGTGCCCGACAACGGTCCCACCAACATCGTGATAGTAGGGAGTGTATCCATCCCACCATTTAGACGGAGCTTTATCATAAATCTGTTCGTCGGGCGCGAGGGTCCTCGCAAAGGTACTTTTTCCAGTCCCAGGAAGTCCTGCGAGAATATATACTTCCGGGGCAACTGTTCGGGGCAACGCAGTCATTCCTTCGAACCGATCGAAGGCGCGATAATGCCGACACCAGACTGAGAAATTGTCCGATGCAATTTCCTTCTGGGTCTTCCGGGAGATAATATCATCTCGGATTTTGTCATAGACGGCGGCGTTGCTGGTACAGGAAGGGAGTTCACGATCTCGGGAAGCCCTAACTGGAGGTTTCCAGGAGCCGAACTCCCAGGGGCCGAGATCACGACTTTCGGATTTGCGGCAATACTCACGGGCCTGATCCCGAGTTCCTCGGCGCTGTTCGAAGTGAACACCGGCAAGTACTTTTTGTAATCGGGCAAATCTGACGGTACCGGAAAACTCGACGTATCCTTGAAGGTGGCGACGTCCGGTTTCAGGAGCACGTTCAAGCTGGCAAACTGCATATGCGAGAGTGGTAGAGGCAAGGCGTAAAGCATCCCACAAGCGAGTACAATTCGGTGACCCAGGTCCATCGCACGAACAATATTCGTCAGGTCGGTTAACAGTGAACACCCAGTGTCGACCAGACGACGATGGACACCCATCCATTCCGCGAGTCGCGGGACTTGAGGATCCAGTAGATGAGGAGATATTCGATCTTGTAGAAACTCCTCCTCGAGCAATGTCGGCAAGGGCAACGACATTTGACTGTCCTCCGATTCTTCCGATAGCTCCTCCTCCGACTTTCGTTTCCAAGACAGTTTCTTCTTCCTCCAATTTTCCATCGGCGACGTATCCTTCGGGCTCCAACTTGTCGTTGAAGCTGAGTCTCCGACGTAACCTTCCTCCTCCGAGTCCGATTTTGTCAAATCGATGACCTCGTTCGGTTTCTTCTTGTTCGAAGTCAGAAAGGGAGCGGCGAAGTTCGAAGAGTTCTTCTTCCAATTGCGTTTGTTGTTGTTCATTAGCTGTAAGAAAGTGATTAGTTTCCGTGGTTTCGAAATTTGTTTTTTATTTTTTTTTTTTACACAAGACGCAGAAGTTCAACCCGCAGAAGTCAATTTTTTTTTTTTCACAGGCTCTAAGCATTAATGCTGCGAGCGGATGGAAGCTCGTCACTTGTTTCTACCCAGACTCCAGGACGGTACTTTCCAGGGGATCTACGATCCCCCACGTACCGTCCTTCCATCTGGGTAGAAACAAGCTCCTCGAAGTATCTAATTTTTTTTTTTTTCTGCGAAGCTAGTAGCATATGTCACGTCACGTGATATCACGTGACGTATGGTCACGCACTGTGACGTAATATGATGTCATCATAAAAAGGCGCTCCGCGCGACTTCGTCGCTCGGAGCGCATGGCGGCGGCGGCCGGCACCCCGGGCGGCGAAC